AAACAATAAGCATAGTATGCGGGAATGGCTTATCCGGAAAGCGGTAAACGCCGGGACCTGCAGCTGACTCCCGTTCTTTTTCTCTTCTAAATATTTCCGGCCTATTGCTTGCCATTTGTACGGTACCTTTTGTTTATAAATAATTTATTAATATTCTTATTTATAACAGATTATGAGGTGACAGTTGGCGTATAGTGGCAGATTTAGACCTAAGAACCCACAAAAGTACAAGGGAGACCCAACTAAGATAATATATAGATCATCGTGGGAGCTAAGATTCTTTAGTACTTGTGATAGGCATCCCGATGTAATCTGGTGGCAAAGCGAAGAAGTGGTAGTACCTTATGTTTCTCCTATTGATGGACGTAGACATAGATACTTTCCAGACGTAATAACACATATTAAAACGAGTAACGGACAAACAAAAACAATTATGATTGAAATTAAACCTAAGAACCAAACAAAACCGCCGGATCGTTCTAAAATGAATACGGCAAAAGGGCGAGTGTCTAGAAGATACTTGAACGAGGTTAAAACTTATGGTATTAATGAAGCAAAGTGGAAAGCAGCTAAAATGTATTGTGCACAACGCGGCTGGGAATTTCAAATCTATACAGAAGATACGTTGGGAATCAAATAATGGCATCAGTATTTAACGACATATTGCTTAAAGGCATACGAGATGGTCAAGCACCAGGAAGAACTGCTGCTGCTAGGGATTGGTATCGTCAACAAGCTAAGGATATTACTAGGACACAACGTAATAGAACTAAAGCTCCTCAATTAATACGAGAACTTAGATCAGATAAAGATCGGAAACAAGATGCAAGGTTTATAATGGGAAATATGTATTTACTTACATATGATCCAAAACATAAAGCTACATTACCATATTATGATATGTTTCCGCTCATTTTTCCAATAAATAAAGCAAAGGGTGGATTCCTTGGTTTAAACTTGCATTATTTACCACCAATTTTAAGAGCTAAATTAATGGATCAGTTATATACTGTACTAACAAATAAAAGGTTTGACGAGACGACTAGAATTTCTGCATCATATAAGTTATTAAGCGGAGCTGCTAAATTTAAAGAATTTCAGCCATGTATAAAACATTATTTGAATGCACACGTAAGAACTAAACCAGCATATATCAATCCATCAGAATGGGATATTGCTTTATTCTTACCAACTCAGAAATTCGTTGGCGCCACAGCAAATCAAGTGTACGCAGATTCTAGAAAGATTGTAAGAGGAAAATAAGTTGGCATTTCGAATAAACGAATTTAAATCACAGATGGATTACTTTGGCGGTTTAGCCAGAGGATCTCTATTCTCTGTGCAGATTATGCCTCCAAAGGGTGTCTCTTCTAGAGCAAACTCTCGTGACATGGTGTTCTTCTGTAAGAACGCAGCCATTCCTGGATTTTCTATAAATGCTACACAGGTAGATCAAGTAGGTCAGTTTCGTAAGTTGATGCCTCAATCAATTAACATCGAACCTGTACAAGCAATCTTTATGTTAGATTCAGACCATCAGGTCCTTCGTTTCTTCCATACATGGATGCAATCAATTGTAAACTATGGAACTAAAGCTGGTGATTTTGCAGAAGTAGACGGCAAACTTCCATTTGAAGTTGGATACAAAGATGAATATGCGTGTAGAATTGTTATACGCCAATATTCTACTAACTACCAAAAGACTGGTCAATATTATGAAGTAATATTAGATAACGCATTCCCGCTAATGATTGGTGATGTTGACCTAGCTTGGGAAAATAACGATTCTTATTCAGTACTACCTATATCATTTCAATATGATCGTATTGAAGTATCGGGAGAACAAATTGGTTCACCTACAGCCCGCTTTGGCAGAGGCAATGGTGTACTAGATCTGTTTAATGCAGTTGGATCATTCGGTCAGTTAATTGGCCAGAATTTTGTACCAGACAGTGTGCAAGAAGCAGTTGACAAATATACACGTGTACGGAATGCATTTGATAGAATTTAAAATGAACTTGGAGAAATAAATTATGGCACTACCTAAAATTGACTTACCTATCTTTGAAACGGTATTACCGTCTAGTAAGGAAACAATTAAGTATAGAGCGTATACTGTAAAAGAAGAAAAGATACTATTAGTTGCTCAGGAATCTAAAGATCCGTCTCAAGAGGTAATGGCAATGAAACAGGTAGTAAATAACTGCCTTATAGATAAAGAAATTGAAGATCTTTCAATGTTTGACTTAGAATTTATGCATCTTATGTTGAGAGCAAAATCAGTTGATAATACTGTAGAGTTTTTAATTAAAGATCCAGATACAGAAGAAGAAGTTAAAGTAAGTATGAACTTAGATGAAGTTAAGCTTACGGAAGTAGAAGATCACTCAAGAGAAGTTAAGGTTAACGATGAGTATAAATTATATTTAAAATATCCAAACATTGATGCATTTGTTAAAATTGTTAGTATGTCTGCAGCCGATCCGCTTGTAAGTTACTTTATTATGATTAACTGTTTAGATAAACTTGCATCTGAAGATGAAGTACATTATTTTAAAGATCATACTGAAGATGAGATTGATTCATTTATGGAAAGCTTGTCTGGCGAAGTAATTCAAAATATTCAAAAGTTTTTTGAAACTATGCCACGGTTAAGACACGAAATGAAATATAAGAATAAAAATGGTGATGAAAAGACATTTGTTATTGAAGGAATGAGATCTTTTTTTCTATAGTGTTGGTTCATAATTCGCTTGGCGAATATTATAAACAAATATTTGCATTGTGCCAACACCATAAATATAGTATAAGCGACGTTGAAAGCTTAATGCCGTATGAGAGAGATGTTTATTTTGCTATGTTAATCGACTGGATCGAAAAACAAAAAGAGAAAAAGTAGGAATAAAAAATGGCGCTGTCCGAAAATACACAAGCTATAATTGATAGGCTTAAAGCCGAAGGAGATCTCGTTAGAAATAGCGGGACAAATTCTGTTAGGTCTGTAAAATTTAAGTTAGATAAATTTGAAAATATATTTAATACTATTTCATCTAACATAGCAGAACAAACTGATCTAATGAGATTACAGGTTGGTGCTTTGGCCGATCAAGCCGAAAGAGCTAAGACTCAAGAACAATTTGCCGAAGTAGATTCGATGACTCCATACCAAAGTCCGGAGCGTGATACTGATAACACTAATCAAAATAGCACTAATGATACTATTGATAGATTAGGTGATAAGCTATCATCTGCACTATCGTTAAAGAATATTGCTATGGCTGCTGGTGGTATCTTTGTTGGTTATAATCTTTTAAAAGGATTTATAAACGAAGAAACAGACGGTGGCTTTGATAGAATGATTACTGGTATAGCCGAGACTGATTTTGCTGGTATGAAAGATAGTATTATGAGTATGACAACTGGGATGTTGTTGATAGACTGGATATCGTTTAGTAATGCTGTAAATTCCGCATCAACAGCTATTACTAATTTTACTGATTGGCTCGGTACAGTTGGTGTAGGCGACATTGTTTCGACAGTTGTTGGTGCTGGATTAGTTGGTGCTGGCGTAAAAGGTGCAGTATCTGGAGCTTTAGCATCATCCGGCAAAGGTGTTGGTTTGGCTGGAAAATTAGCAAGGATTGGACCAGGCATTGCTATAGCTGCAGCTGGTCTTGCCATTTATTATGGTGATGAAATTAAAGATTGGATAGCACAACAAACGGGTACTACATCAGAAGAAGGCTTAGCGACGGTTGATAAATTAGTAACTGTAGGTCAAGTTGGTATAGGCGCAATGAGCGTTGCTATGATGTTTGGCCCACAAGCCATGTTAGCAGTTGCTGCTGTTACTGCAGCGGTTGGTCTAGGTGTTTTAATTAAAGGATGGATTGATTCAACTAAAGCAAAGCAAGCTGCTAAGTTTGAAGCAGACGTTGATGTAGCCTTAGCAGCAGCTGAAGCAGATATAAATGCTGGCGGGGAAATAACTGACGATACAACTGTGATGTTAGCAAGAGCAGCAGCAGAAGCAGACAGAAGAACGCGGTTATTTATCAGTGATTCACAGCGACAAGCGGCAGCAGAGGCATTAGAAGAAATTAACAAGTTAAGAAGTGAAGAAACATTAGATGGAGAAGAAGGTGTAAACTCATTACAATTAGGCAGAATTGCAAGAGAAGTTATGGCAGGTGATGAAAATGCTATTAATGAAATGTTTAATTTTGCAGAAACCAGAGAAAGAGAAACAGCTGGTGGCTGGATGAGATGGATGAGCGGTGATAGTCCAGAAGAATTTATTAGAGATATGATTGAAGGTATGGCGCCAAGACTTGATCAATTCGCCAATACCAAAGAAGGAACGGACGCTTGGATTGCAGCACAAGAAGAATGGGAAGTACTGTCTGATCGACTATTAAAAGAAAGAGGCTATAGGTACGGAACAGGTGGGTTTGTAGATTTTGGAGAAGGTACTGCTACTGTACTTCACGGAAAAGAAGCAGTTGTTCCATTAGACACCCCAGTAGGTCAAATTCTTAAATCTCTATACGATGGCAACACACAAGCAGATAGAGTTGGAGCTGGCGGTAACGGTATGAATACTTCGCCGATCGTAATTAATAATACACCAGTTGTAGCACCACAAACTGTAACAGCAACTAATATGGGTGATAAAGTAAATGTTACTAATGCAGCATTTGGTGGCGGTGGTGGCGGAAATAATACTAATCCATACGGATTAACTGGCGCATTCTCATAAAAAAAGGGAGCCGAAGCTCCCTTTAATCATTTTAGTTATTACCTTTATCAGAAACAAAACTATACATTTCTCGAGCCTTCGTGAGAAGTTCTTCTGTCGTGTATGACTTTGTAGCCTCATGCATTTCTTCTAAAGTTTTTTGACCAGCTTCATAAGCTTTTTCAGCAAATTGCATATTCATATGATATTGTTGGTCTAAATAATCCTTAGCAAGTTTTAGCATGTCTGATCTAATTTCAAATGGGTTTTTGGTTGACATAATAGTCTCCTTTGTGTGTTTGTGTTGTGTTTAAAATTATCCTCCGCCTTGGAATTTATCCTTAGCTCTATACCAGCTTTTTTGATGAAATATTTTAGCTCTGAGGTCTGTAATTTCTTCTACTTCAAAACCTACAGTTCCTGTACGGTGATGCTGTAATAGAATCAGTGCTTCATCAATCAAATTAATATCATTAACATCTAAATTAAAACTGGTATTTGGTTTTACCATTGGTAAACCTTTCTACATTATTTAATGAGGATTTGGTAATTACTCTGTAAGTAGAGTTTTATCTCCGCCAATCGCAATCTTACGAGGTTTCTTTTCTTCTGGAACAATATTTTCCAAATTAATTTTAAGAATACCTTGTTGTAGATCTGCTCCACGAACTACGATTGTGTCGGATAGTGTAAAGCTTCTGTGGAAAGCACGAGCTGAAATACCTTTATGTAGGTAATCAATCGGTGTTTCATTATCAGCTTTTTCTCCAAGAACATACAAAATACCTTCTTTTACTTCAACATCAATTTCTTCTTCAACGAAGCCAGCCACAGCTAATTCAATAGTGTAGTTATCTTCATCTACTTTAACGATGTTATATGGAGGGTAGTTGTTTGTTTGACCTGGTGTTGTTGCGTGCATTCTGTTTAGAATACGGTCGAAACCTACGAATAGTGGGTCATTGAACATGTCCGCATTAAAGCGGCGAGTTGCGTTTGTCATATCTTTATCTCCTATTAAGCAAGATTATGTTGTGCCGTTATAAACCGGCGTTGAGTGTAATAGTAGGAACCCGAAGCATTCCTACATTACTATTTATAACACAAATGTGTTAATCCGTCTTTCTTTTTCGAGGAATATCAGCCAAAGCAATAACATCGTCGTTTGAGATAATAGCCAAACTATCTGACACGTTATTAACATACAGCACTGCATTCTCTTCTGAGTCTTCTAAAATTAATTGAATTCCTGGAACTAGACATAAACCTTTTTTCAATGAGAACTCTGGATTAGAATAAACCTTTGTACCTTTCGGTAGTTTAATATCAGTTGGTAACATTACCCTCACCATTGGAGGGAGTTGGAAAGCATCCGGATTTTGTCCTACACCTTTTACGGCCACCGGCATCAATTTGTTCCAAGCGTTATAACTTTGTAAACGTTCACCATTCTTTATTAATACTTTCACTTCTTTCATGTTATTTCTTCCCAATATTATATTTTGCTTCAAGTGTCCAGTTTGCTTTTTCTTTGTGAGATAAGATCTTCACTTGATTAAGAGGAGCAACTGGCTCTTCTGAACTTTCAGGATTAATCAGCTTAACTAAATCCCATTCTTCTAGTAGATTTACAATAGTATTTCTTCTAGCTACGTCTTCGTCAGTAAATGTATTTTTCTTTCCATCTAAAATAAACAGTTCTTTAAAGTGCAAAACCGCGTAACGACCTTGCTTGTGTAGTATGTGGCATGTCTGGTAAAGTTTCTTTTCTTTACGAGATGAGATACCAATACGAGTTAAAGTTTCTTTAACTTTTAAAAAACTGTCTGGAGAAGGAAGGGAAATCTCTATACCGACACCTTTAAAAATGTCTTCTTCTTGCATAACAACAGCACCTTTTTTATATTATTTTTAATTATTCACGATAGATTATTTCGCCATCATGTTTATTTATTTTATTTAGAAACTCCACCTGTAGCCATCTTAGAATGTATGGCTTGCAGATCATCTTTCGATAGAGCTTTAAAATAAAGTTTAGCAACGGTGCGGTTGCAGTTATATACATGTTGTATTGCATCAAGGTCTGTACTCTTAGTGGCTTTGGGCCATTTAGAAAAGCGCTTACGTTTACGCAATGCACCACGATAATATTGAAACTGAGCATCATGAAATAGGTGATGTCTCATATTCATTTCGTTTGCATGCAGAATAGTATCTTCAAAGTTAGTAAAACCCTTATTAACTACATAAGGAGTATATTGCTTCTCGATAATTTCAGGTGTTTCATGATTATTAATTAGATCTTCTTTGGTGAAAGATACAGCATTCATAAAATCAAAAGGATTATAATCTTTAGCCATTGTTAAATTCTCCATCCCAATTGCCAAAAACGCTTGGTGCTTGCTCAGCAGCTTTATCCATATGATAATCGCCTGGATAATGTTTAATACATCGATAAGCTTCTTTGCGTACAGCTGACGGTACTCGAGGTGTTTTCTTAGGATCCATTAGTTCTACTAAGAATTGGCGAGTGTAGTTAACAGCATTCCTTCTTTCATTAGGCATTGTCATTTCTTGCCTCCTCGATTTGTTTTAACATATCATCAAACTGGTCTGCGCATTCTTTACATGATGAAACAGTATGAGCTCCTTCAGCAGTATCCATAGTAATAGAATATACTGATTTCTTGTCTACATGCTTCTGGCAAAAATGGCAGGTATGCTTATTAATTAGTTTTTGCATCCACTTGCTCATTGAAAGTCAGACTCCATCATTACTTCTGTAAGGAAAGCAACCATGTTAACTTCAAGATCTGCTACAAAGTTTGCTTTGTACATATAATCAGCGAGTGTTACGACAAATCCAGGCATTGATTTAAGTTGAACTTTGTCTGTTGCCATGTCATAGATACGTCTAAACATTTCATTCATATCTTGATCTGAGTTAGATGCAACCCACTTACGCATACCGGTAAAGTTCTTTGCTTTCAGAAGTTTAAACACTTCATCCATAGACTCTTGTTTGAGATTAACAAAGATACCTTCATCAATACGACCAGACGCTGCATATGATTGCAACTCAGTAAGTACACGACGGAAATCAGGAAAGTGGCGCTCAATAACTTTAGCAACAACTTTCTTATCATGCTCGACTTCTTCATTTTCAAGAATAGATAATACACGTTTATAGAATTGTGCAGCCATTGCAGGACGATCGCTTTGCTCAATAGTAAAATCTACTTCAGACAAACGAGATCGTAGTGGTGCAATAATACGGTTTTTAAAGTTACATGTAAAGATAAAGCCACAGTTAGAAGAGTATTCTTCGATAAAGTTACGAAGAGCTGGCTGGACTGAGACTGCGTTTAGATAATCTGCTTCATCAAATATAACATACTTACGACCACCAGATAGAGATACTGATGAGGCATATGTGGATATTTCATAACGAAGAGTATCGATATTTACGTTAAGTGAACCGTTCTTAACAATGTAATCGCAACCCATTTCTTCAAGCATGGCTTTTGCGATAGTAGTTTTACCTACACCTGGACCACCAGACAACAACAAGTTTGGCACACTATCGTCTGCAACAAACTTCTTAAACATGGCTTTAGTTTTTTCAGGGAGGATGGTATCATTAATTTTTTGTGGACGGTACTTCTCGACCCACAATACTTCATTTGCTTTTGCGTCAATAGACATTCAATCACCATTTCATAATATAAGAGTAAGATGCAGGTTTATAACGAGAGCCTGCGTCGTTTATTAATTTACTGAACTTTGTCAGCAAGTGGTGCTTCTTCAGGTACCGCTGCAGGCGCTTCAGCCGGCATTTGACCTTGAGGCCGCTCACCCTCTGGTGCATTTTGACGAAGGAACACTTCTAGCTTATTACGTAGCATACCTACGCCAGCCATTTCGTTACCTTCAATGCCACCACGGCGTGAGACCACATCGATCATTTGTACAACTGTTGCAATATCTTGCAATGAAATTTGTACCGGTTCTTGTTGCTGCTGTGCAGCTTGTTCTTGTTCACTCATTTTAATTTATCCTTTTTTATAAGTCGACTTAGTATCAATGGCAATAAAATATTTTACATCACCATCACTGCTTTTAAACTCAGAGATTCCCTTTGCGCAAAGAGTAACGTTATAATCCTGAGGTAAAAGTTTGAGATTATCTGTCTTAATGATAATCTTAAATTCATCTGAAGTAGCGCCGATTTCAACACCATAATCATCTGAGTTAGCGTTATTACTATCGATGGCTTTTAGGTAAATTTTACCAGCTTCGCCTACGAAAGCAACTTCA